GCTAGCTGCTGATGTTAATCTTCCTTTTGCGTCAACTGTTATATCTGCAGTAGTATATGATCCTGCGGATACTGCTGTATTAGCTAATGTTACTGCTCCACCTGTAGCGATAGTCGCATCTCCAGACATATCCACTTCTTGAAATGAAGTACCATCTGCAACTAACATTTTGTTAGCTGTGTTGGTTGGCATTTTTAATAATGCCCCAATTGATAAATCTGCGCCAGTAGTTAAATCTGCTGGTAAAGTTACGTCTCCATTTGATTCTTCAACAACAGCTTTACTCGCTGGTAAAGTACAAAATACATCTTTAGTTCCTGAACTAAAATTAACTGCAGAAGTATTTCCATCAGAATTAGAAAGAATAGTAGTTCTTTGTAAATTAGTTGAAGAACTTAAAGTTCCATAACCAACTTCCCATTCATCAGGGTTATTAAAAATACAATAGTAAGTAGTATTACTACTTCCAATTCCACTATTAAAAGTTTGGTAACCAGTAGCTGCACCGGCTAACGCCCAAGTCGTTTGACTTGTACCAGTTGAAGTACTAGTTTCTTTTACTCTGTCGTTTAAAACAAAAGCCATTTAATTTCCTTACGTTATACTTAAAATTGCATCAGCTCCTGTACTAACAGTAGGAAACACAACTTTAAAATCTCCACTAGATGAAGATTTTGATCCACCAAAATCTAGAACCGCTACTAATCTTTGATTAGCTGCTGTACCGCCTGAGCCTTGTCTTTGATACATAACTCCGTAGGCTGCAGTAATAGTTGCAGTTGACCATGTAATAGTATTGGCTCCGCTTCCATCTCCTGCAAAGTTTAGATAAATTGATTGAGGTTGTGAACCCGCATTAGCAACTGAGGCTGCACCACATGTTCTGCCATCCGTTACATAGTTTCCAGATGCTGCAACTTGTCCTGCTGTTGCACTAGAATATACTGTTGCACTGGCTACTGGATAAGCACTAACGCTTGTGTAAAGAGCTAAATAGATTGTATCACTTGGAAAATCAAAATTCCCTTTTAATAAATCTTTTTTAAACTCGTATGGTACATAGTTTGCCATATTTTTTCTCCTTAATTGGTTCCGTAACTTGATGGTGATTTAGATTTTAATTGTTGACGAATCATCCCATCTTCATATTCGTCTCTGCGTCTGTAACCGATTTGTTCAGTTGCATACGATGTTAGCGCATTTTGATATTGCGATTGGTAATATTGTATCATATCTCCAGGACCTTTCAAGTACCCATATGTATTATATAAACATGCATATAAAAGCAAGTCCTGATATTTATTGGACAAATAAGTCCCATTGGTAGCTGCAGGAGCAGTGGTCGGATTGACTGTATCTGTTAGACTATATGGCTCTCTATTATAGGCCAAAGTAATTTTGTAATCTTTATCTGGCGTAGGCGCTACTACCCAATAAGTCTCATCCCAATTTCCATAGTATTTAGGAATACTAACTGAATTAGAATCTGGAGTAGAATAATATTCTGCCATAAAACTTGGATCTCTTTGTTCTAGATAAGTTTGATTTCCAGCGGCATCTGTTAATTGCGCATAGTTAATTGATCTCAAGTCATCTGGAATAGTTACATATCTATTTCCAACGACTAAATTTGATGTTGCGTAATGAGCATTTTGATCTGTTGGAACAGATCTTTCAATTCCGTTCTCTGCATTTTGAATAATTCTATCTACAACAGCATCTGTTAAAACTGTATCACTTACTTCTGTGTATCCTCTAATATCTGTTCTCAAATTTGCTAAAAGATATGCCATATTATAAACCCTCCAATGTTACTGGTCCGGCGGAACAATTATGTCCACCTCCTTTTACACCACTTGTAGTAGCCGTGTCACCACTTTTAAAATAAAAATAATTAATAGGATTTGTTAAAGGATCAGATTCTCCAGTAATAGGAGAAATTGTAGTATTACCTGTTACATTTCCTGATGCATCTATTTTACCTAATGAAATTGTAAAGCCACTTGCTGAATCTATATCTGTAACTCCAACAATAGAATTGATGGCCGCGAACTGTTGTAAGTTAAGTGCATCCGCAGGATGTGCTCCTCCAGGTCCAGAAGTTATAACTTGTGCAGGTCCTCTTAATCTTACCGTAGTTCCAGCTTTTCTTTGATGATCTTCCGAATGAACATTCACATAAGTGTCTCCACTATAATTAATTACTTCAAAAGGATTATTTTTTAATAAAATTAATTGAGCAGTTGCTTTTCCTTCTACTCTTGGATTTTGTAAAGCTTGTGGATCATTACCAACTGGCTTTGGTTCCAATTGTGGTTGTTTAGCTTCATACTCTGAATAATGAACTAAAGATCCATTCCATTCTCTAACCATTTCAGTATATGGAAATCTCATTCCTGATCTATCGGAAATTGCTAGTGCTTGTTTACCTCTTGCAAAAACTCCCATTATGACATTACTCCATCACCATAAAATGTTTGTGGAGAAATAAATGTAGATGTTCCTTGGTTGTCGGCATCCAATGCTCTTAACATTTCACTTTCATAAATTCTTTCAAGCTCTGGTGTTCTTTCAGGAGAAAATTTCATACTTAAAAAATAAGCAAGTCCTGACATCATACAAGGATAAAATCTATTAACAACATCAGAAGTATTGGCATAAGCTCCTGGATTTTCTATTTGAGCTAAATAATAAAAACAAAATTGAAAACTACTTGGTGTAGTTGTGCTAGACACACTTGAACTTGGTGTAGCATATAAAAAAATACTTGGATCTATTTTTCTTTCAACATAAAATTGAGAAGGAGTCCCTTTAGTTAATTTATTAGGAGTTGCATTATATGCTGATCTACTAATTTGAGTTAATGCAATATCTGCGGGAGCTGTGGTAGTAGAATTATTTCTATAATAAGCTTCTAATACAGAACTAATATCATTTGGAAAATTAACTGAATCAGTTGAATAACTATATTCTGCTTGGCCTTCTATTAAAGGTACTTTTGCAAGTTTAACTTTCCATAAATGAACTCCTCTGTTAGCCCATTCTTGAAACATAATATTTAAAGAACGTCTTGCTGATCTTAATTGATAACCAGTTCTAGTTCCTCTTATATTTGTTCTTTCAAAAGCTTCTTCAATAATATCATCAATTTGAGGATTAAATTTATCAGACACACCAGAAGTTGGAGAAATAGTGTTTGCAGTATTTCCCATTCCTGTAGTACCTGAAGCACCAGAATTATAATAAAATAAAGTAGGCGCTCCTGTAGTTGCAACTGGTGCAACTATAATAGTTGTTTTAGCTCCAGCTGTACCTGCTGTTCCTGTTTTTGTAACGCCGGTAGTATATTCTGCTCCCCCAGTTGTATGGGTTCCATCTTTAGTAGATGAAAAAGATAAAATTTCATTATTATTACTCGTATCCGAAGTATCGAATATATAAGTATTACCTTCTTGTAATTCTAAAACAGGACTGACTGTACCGTTGATATAAAATTTATCTCCAGTACTAAAGGCGTTAGTGCCACTGGCGACAGTGACTGTAAAAGTTATAGTGGCCATTTAAATCTCCTAGCCAAAAATTACTGTACAATATGTAACTGTTGTTGCAATCGTTAGCTTTAAACTTGTACTACATTTAATTCCTGTTCCGGGAAATTGAATGTATTGTGTTAAGCCACCTCCATTAGTATTATTAGTAGCTCTAACGGTAAATACTGCAACACTTGTACTATCGTCTTGTAAAGTAACAGTGCTTTGTGCAAGATTGGGTTCTTTATTAATATAAAGACCTACAATTCTAGCGGGTCCACCAAATATCGTGTGTGTAGCGGCAGTTGATTTTTCTACTGCTTTTACATCGACTGGGTAAGTTGACATTTATATGCTCCTTAATTTTAATTACGATGCTCCCGAAGGAGCACCATAAAATTGTTTATTACGCGTTGTTTATATTTTGAATATATTCAACTGTTACAAATCCTACTCCACTTGTTCCAGCAGAAAAGTCAATGTAAATTGGTAAATCACTTGTACCTATATCAGCCCAAGCATCACCGTCGGTAACTGTACCTGTAGATCCATATTTAAATACATTAGCTGCTGTTCCTGCTGCTAAAGCAGAAAACAATTCAGTTGATGCAGCTGTAGTACCCATAGAAATATTAGCTGCGTCACACGCAGTTGTAATATTAACAATGATCTCAGTGATTTGGCTATTAGCCGGAATTACTATTCCAGTGTCCGCTGCTGTAGTAGACTGAGTCCATCCTGCAGTTTGAGCCATTTTTACAAAACCAACGTTTTTAACATCAGTTCCAACTGTACTTCCAGTTGTATTTCTAATCGTTCCCGCTTTTATCGGTCCCGAAAATGTAGTTGTTGCCATAATTATATCCTCCTAGTTTCCGAATACTGTCTCTAGGCCGTCGACCATACTCGTCAGTATTCTAATTAATTGTATAGTAAGATATTTATATAGTAGATTTGAATAGAGTGCAAGAGATCCTACAGTAAAAGTACGATTTTAGCGATGTGGCGTTTATTTAAGTAGCCACGGAAACTTGTGGGGCAGAACTAATAATTGCATTTTCTCTATCTGCAATCTTAGATTCTTCGAGCTTGATCTCAGTGATAACTTCTTTAATCTTCTTATCAATTTCGACCATATCCAGAGTATATTTGCCTTCTTGCTCATACTCCAGCTGCCACCTCAACTCCAAGGACCTTTTTTGTTTGTATAGGTCTTGTACCATCAACAACCTCCTCATAGGTTATTCTGTTTATCTTGGGATCATTCATTTCTCCAAGATATTCCCAGTTTACACCTTTTTCTCCCAGTTTGTCAACTATTGAATTTTCAATA